GATTACGTTCTCCTGGACTTGGAAGATAATCGGCTCGGCCGTGCTTTGGAAGTCGGTCGTATTGGGGAAGAATTCAAACTGGGCCGCCATCGAGTAGGGTCTTTATCGCGTTTCCTATGTCCTGCGCTACGGCTGCCTCCAATTTCGCGTTGTGCTTCTTGAGGGTCTTGTCGTATGCGTTCGTAAAGAAATAGGAGGGCCGGATACCGGTTTGATATATGCTCCGGGAGATGGCGTATACCATCGACTTACGTTTCGCGAATTGACCCCCTGCCCCGCGTGGGGCGATGCCCTTCTTTACGACCCATTTATCGATAGCGGGGCGGAGCCTCCCCGATGGACCCGATCCCGAACCGAACCGAAACGGGGAGCGGGGAGCCTTGGCGCTGCTCATTGCACCCTTTACGCCCTCGTCTACGAACTGCCAGTATTCGGCACCGGGGAAGCTGAAGCGTAGGTCGAGACTCTTTTCATTCTTTGATACGCCCTGCTCGTAGCGGATGGAGTTGTACAGCTTGCCCGTCACCACCTTCCCCCGTGCCTTGAGCGATATGCGGGCGCGGCGGCGTACCTCCTTACCAATCTTCCCCAGCTCCTTCATGGAGTTGGTCATGCGGACCCGCTTGCCGTCTATGGTGATGTAGTCCTTCATGCGAACGCGGCGGCGCAGAGGTCGAGCGTATTCGAGGTCTGAAGGCGTACGGTCCCGACCCACCCCGTGAGCAGGTTATCGAAGCGGGCGGTGAACGGTTCACAGTCTACGGGCAGCTCGATACGCACGTCCCGGTTCACGTCGCTCTGTGCGCTCAACACCTGGGCGTAATTGCTTACGATGTCAATGAGCGTCCGCAAGGTGTCGGAGTATTGCTCCTGTGCGTCGGTCTGTCCGGGGAGGACCATATCCATAACCAGCACGTCGAGGGAGTAGATCAAGACGCCCCGCTCGATTGTCGCCCCGCTGATGTCGGCGTAGCAGATAGGGTACTTGTCTCCGGCCAGCTTCTGGATATCGACCTCCGACATCTCGCCCTCCTTGAAGGAGCGGATGAAATGATGGTCGAGGGCGATGGCTCCGAGCTCGTCGATTATTTGGTTTACTGTTCTCATAGGTTCATTTTTTGCTTTTCCAGTAGCGCCCGATCCTGCTCATAGGCGAGCCAAGCGAGGGCCGTTTCGAGGTGAGTCCTTTCAACCTGCGGTAGTTTAGTAATGTCCTCCCCTGCGAGATGTACGAACGTGGCGAACCATCCGTATTTCTCGGATAATTTGGATCCGCCACCGCCTTGGAATAGCTGTCCAAAGCGTCGACTAATGCCCTCCCGGTACGCAAAAAAAAAGCGGCTGCTCCGAGGGCGTGGGCCAGCTTCATCTCCTTGAAGAACTCCGAGCGGTCCTCACCGTCGTAGTCGGCTATCCGATAGAACTCTCCGTGCTCCTCTACGATGGGGCGGTACAGGATGCCCATGACCTGAGGGAGGTGCGTATCGAAGGAGTCCTTGCACAGGGTCTCGATGTCTGCGAACTCGGCCACGGTGACGCGGGAAAGGTTGGGGTGGAATCCGTACCGCTGGTCCAGCTCGATGATCCTCTCGACGGGATACTCCTCGTCGTACTTGTCGAGGATGCCGCCAATGACGCCTCCGATATGCTGGATGTCCTTCTGTTCCATGGCCATCACCTCGGCCCGCTCTAGGTGGCACAGGATGCAGATAGTCCTTACGACCTGCTCCATCTCGTCCCCTTCGGGTATGGCCTTGACTTGGAGATACTGGTCGACGGTGATGTCGTACAGGTTCTCCGGTATGGTGATGGTCTTCTTCACGCTATCAAATAGACGAAAGGTACGGCCATAAAAAAAGGCCCCGGAGGGCCTGTAGTCAGAGCTTGGTGATTTGCATCGGCCTGTCTCCGAGTTTGTAAAGAATGTCGTCCATTTCCCGGCCGCGTACTTGAATGGTCATAGGGTGCCCGCACTTCGTGTTGTATTTAATCTGAAAGCGTCCGGGATTCCATTGGCGATTGTTCTTCATGTCGTTGTGTGTTTGTTTGTCGTTGTTGACATAGCAAATATACAACTCAATTTCGCATATCCAAACATTCACGCGAAAAAAGTTTGCATTTATGCGAGATAATAGGAACCCGACCGGGATGTCGTCAGCAAGTTCAGACACACGTACCGCACCGCGTCGATACCGTGGTTGTCCTTGTCCACGGGTCGGTTGAGGTTCCTTCCGTTCTTGTCCTGCTCCCATCGGTACGCCCGGAGCTCCTTCTGTAGGTTCGTGCTCTCGGCGGTAACCAGGAGCTTGTGTCGGCGCATGATGTCGATCCCCTGCCGTACCGAGTCCGGTCCCTTCCGTGCGGGCTTGACGTTATGCCCCAATCGAAACAGCTCCTCGATACTCTTCGGCTCGGCGCTGTCTGCAATGATGGTCTGCACGTCCAGCTTGTTCAGCTCCTCGGAGATGTCCGGATTCGTGAGTCCGGTCGAGTACAGTCGCTCGTGAAGTATGAGCGTGTGGCCGTCTTGGTATACGTCGATGACGGCTGTCGGGTCATTGGTAAATCCGAAGTCTAGGCCCGTCCCGATGCGCTTCCCGGCTATCTCTCCGACCTCCCAATGGAAGACGGCCGCCTGGTTGACTCCCCTTTCCCCGAGGCCGTAGATGCGCCAGTAGTTCGGGTCCGCATCCTTGAGGCGTTCAATCTCTGCGATGGTGGCCCGGTCGAGGTAGGGGTTGTCCTTGTAGGTGGTCCGAAAGAAACTCGCATCCTCGCGGGGGATGACTTCCTCGTAGATCCAGTGATACTCGTCGGAGGGGTTGAAGTCGATTATAACCTTGCCCGTGGTGCGGAGCAGGAGCTGCCGCCAATCTTCGAGGCTCAGTTCATTAGCCTCGTTCACGAATAGGATTTGCCTCTTCCGGCCCCTGACCTTTTGGGGCTGGTCTACGCTGATGAACTCGACGAGATTGCCCCAGAGGATGTACGTCGCCTCGCTCTTGTTGTGCTGGTCTACGTTGTAGCAGTCCTCCTTTTCTAGGATGGAGAAGAAGTCTCGCATCGCCGTTGCCCTGAGCGCGGGGAATGTCTTCCGAGCTATGGTGATGACCGCTCCGGCGTTCTCATTCTCGTAGCAGAGTTCTACGAGGCTCTGGAGTATCGAGTACGTCTTGCCCGATCGGGTTCCGCCCTGGTGTACTTGGATGCGGGAGCCGCACCCTTTGACGTGGTAGTAGGTGGCGGGCTGCCTCAACGCTCGTTGTTATCAAGAAGCAAAAAAGAAACATTTGGAGTCCGAGCCAAATCGTCATTCGTATCGATTGGCCTACCATCACCTTCGGCTTCCTTTCGAGTCACAACGGTCGCGCTTTTTAATGCATGCCGCTCAATTAAATGATCCTGACGTCCGCCATAACTGGCCGTTAGAATCAAGTTGTTCGGTATCTCATCGAATCGCTCGACCCAGTATTGAAGGCTTTTGGTGTATGCCCAAAATTCTACCGCAGGACGACGACGACAATAGTCCAGCCATAAATCGAAATACGCTTGCGAAAAGAAGTCGCCCGACATATGGATACGGACGCTGCTTGCTCCTTTTGGCAAAGCGGGAAGTATGCCCCGTTGCGCTTGTTCAAAATTGTTCCATCGGCTGTTTCGGACCCCTGGAAACCGTTCGGCGGATGCAGCGTAACAACGATACGCGTCGCTGCTGTTTTTCATCTTGCCCGTTTCTCGGTTCACCTTTACTAAGCAGGTGTCCGCAAAGGGACACGTCCAGCCCGTGGGTAGGTTAAACTCATATACCGTTCCCGTGTAGTACTTGGTCTTGCGAGTGAAGCCCATTACGATACGTCCGCATTGTCATCGGTGAACCACGAGAGCGGCTTCTTCTCTGCGACGGCTATCTCCTGACGCTCCACGTACCCCCGCTCCTTGCCCTTGGTCTTGAGGTAGAAAATCGTCGCCGCGGGGTTGCCGTCCTTTATCAGCTTGTGGAGATGGGATTCGGCGAAGTCGAGGGCCACGTCGCCTATCTCGCTCACCGCCTTCTTGTATTCGGGATCATCCAGCCAGTTGTAATGCGTCTGCCGAGCGATGCCCACCGTCTTACACGCGGTAGAGACAATACCGAGCGACCGCTCCAGGGCTTGCACCATCGCCTTTTTTTGTGCGTCCATTTGCGTCTATTTCTCCGCTTGGTTGATACATACGGCCACCCTCTGCACCATATCGGGGAATTCCCTCTTTGCGGTCTCATCTGCGATGCAGCGGGCGACGAATTCGCTTTTACTCTCGCCCTCTTTTTTTTCAGGTAGTGGCATTATCCTCTGGGATCGTATTGGGCGTCTCCGGTACTTTCAAAGACCGGGGTGACGCTTAGGCTGTATGTGGCGTGTTCGTACCTCATGGCCTTCTTTTTCGTCCGTGGGGTGGAGATGTGTCGACGCATCATTAGCTCGGCGTGTTTCCTGCTGGAAACGTACCATACCTCTCTTTCGTCCAATTCGGGGCAGGTGAACACCGCCTTGTAAATGTCAGCCATACAGGGCTAAATATAGCAGGATTGCCAGCACCCCCATATAACCGTAGAAGGTGGCGCGGTATGCGTACTCACTTTTCATTTAACCAGTCTTCAACAATG